ACCTTTCCTTAAAACAATGTGCGTGAACCACCAGGGTGGTAACTAGCCGCACTTTTGGCGCTCACGGTACTTAAGCTTCCCGTTCGCTCCATGGCTCGGACTTGGTACTCTTCTGGGACCAGAGCCTCCAGTTTTTCCACGTTCCGAACTTTTCGCGGAGGTCCCCTCGGAGATATTCCTCTTTGGTTTCCGTCTACGCGCAGATGTTGGTCTCCTCTCCTGTCCTGATGACGATGCAGGGGACTGGGGGACCTTGTCAACCTCAGCGCTTCTCGCTGGGATGACATCTCCGTCAACAACAACCTCAACAGTTGTTTGAGGGGCTTGTTCAGGCTCAGCACACAACGGGGCATCCATGAGGTCTCCAATGGTTCTGACGGATGTAATCCAGTCATCAAACAAGAGACGGTCGAATTCTGGAAATTGCAGAAGAAACTCCGCGTCCATCCAACCGTCTCCGTTTTCATTGGGGAACTGCACTGCCGCGTCAAACTGAGACCACCAAGAAGCGATGCCATACTTGCGTCGTCGTTCTCCTTCGGGGGACAACTCCACTGCTTTCTGGCAGAACTCTCCAATGACTGGGGTGTTCCCATCAGTGGCAAGGTAGCCCATCGCTTTCTCCACCAGTTTAGTTTCAGGCGCAACCCCAGAAGGGAGGCGAACCGTAGTGTGTAGTTTGGACAACTGGCGGCGGACATCACACATACTGTCAAGACGTCCACTCCACACATCTGGTGAATAATAGCGTGCCAAGAATGTGACCCCTCTGTCCCCTCGCAGGACAGTAGAGGCCTCGAGTACAAGACCGACTTTTCTAGCGGACCATTCGTGGTTGATGATGGGGAGGTCAGCGTCCAATCCATCATCACCAAGGTGGATTCCGAGTGCTCGGAAGGCCTGTTCAGCAGAGTACTTTGCTCCTCCAACATGAAGGGCGTTCCTAAAACCGAGGTAGGCAGCGAAAGCCGCTCGTAAAGTCTGTGACGTGCTTGTTGCAGAACATCCAGATCCATGCGACGGTCCTTGTTCAAAGGTCGTCCCATTAGGGAGGACTCCGGTATTTCCAGCGTTAGTGTTGAGGAGCTCATTTAATTCAGTACGGTGATCTGGGAAAGCCTTCATAAAGACAAATCTGTCGACTTGCCTCAAAACATAGGTTATTGTCCCATCCATTCTATGGTAATCCGAGACATTCACCATTGAAGCGTCCGAACATATGTCAGCTACTCTCTGGGCGATCTCTACAGGAGTTTTACCAGGGCCGTACCACTCAAATTTCTTCAAGTGCATGGATAGAGCCAACGCAAACTGCGCCATCGTCAACTTGTCCCTGTCATTATACGTAGATATATTCCGGGGATCTGCGCATTTTTGATACGCTTCAGCCTTTATGAAACATTTTAATATCCGGGCTACAAATGGTCCAGTTAGACATGCTTTCATCAAGGAGAGTTTCTGTTGTGGTCTCGTTTGCTTCTCAGTCACCGTATCAACGCATACCGGCGATAGGACCGTCTCCCCCACAATTAATTCCGCAAATTCTTCCATGCAACGCATGACGAATGGGCTGGGCTTTGGTTCTTGTTTCTTCAAGCTATTAATGCGTCCGTCGACGCACCGCCTCTCTCCCGCAGCATCAGCAACGGGGACATAGGCACCATGGACTAAAGGCGACATAAACGCTTCAAGCTTAGGTTTACGATCCTGATCGTATTCCTTAGGCTCGAACGCATATGCTCTTACCGCATGAGACACAGGGTAGACAGTCGGAACTTTAGTAGGTCCAGTCGCCCTGTAATATTCAGTCAGTAAAGCCGCCTCTGCGCGCTTTTCCTTACCCAACCATGACACTGTAGTAGGCAGCATGAGGTTGGTAGTACTTAGTCGTGAAACAGCAGAGATGGCCTCATCAGTTTGGGCATCCACAGTGGCACACAACTGGCCGCCAGGGCGGGAAGTTGTGTACCATGTGTTCTCCGACGAGTGTATGCGGAACCTCACAAAAGGGGTACCGCAGACGCCGCGCACGATGGGGTTGAACCTGGACAATGGCTTATCTTCAATTATATACACTGCTATCCAGGCCGCAAGGCCAACGAATTTCTTAATGGGAGTCAACAACACAAGCTGACGGTGTTTTCCAACTTGCCTACGCTCAATAGCGTAAGTAGTTACCGACAGCAAAACACCTAGCCAGCAATTCTTAACCATGATGGAGTCAGCACCGTAATCCCACAAATGGTGATTATAGTGGCCTCCACCAGCAACGATGGTATCCAACGATCCATCCTCAAGAAAGCAAAAACTGGTGTCATCCTCAGATGTGCTAGCAGCACTCTCAGGAACGACTGTATACAACAGTGTTGGTTTAGCTCGACCAGAAAGCAAATTTGGCATGTCAACATAATAGTCAACGTCACAAATATATTCGAGGTCTCTTGGTGTAGGTGCGCTCCACTGCACTTTCACCAACGTGTCCTTAGCCCAAAACCACTTGCGAGACCCTCGCAATAATTTACGTTGGTCTGATCGGGACATTCCGACCGAGAACAGGCCAGCACCCATCATGTTAGACATTAGTCTAGCAAAATTGGTGGCACTCGTTCTGAGGCAAGCAGCGGTTGGGTGGGTATGACCTTCAACAAGCGGAGGAAGGTCAAGCACGGTTGCCGAGAAAACGTCGCGCACTAGATCCGAATCATTAACGGGTCTTTGGGCGAGGTACTCGGCTAGCAATGATGCCGCGTAGCGGACATCAAGCTCATCTCGGAGAATGTAAATAGCTCTAGCCAGGGCGAGCACAGTACTTAGGGCCAGGGCCCATTCGTTCTTCG